ATCACCACCGGTACCGCCGCCGCTCGCCCCGCCAGCACCAGCGAACCCAGACGTGAACCCACCGCCGCTCGCCTGATCGCCACCGACGCCGCCCGCGCTCTCTGTGTTGGCTATGCCGAGCCCAGCCGCAGCGCCACCGCCGCACGCCGCGCCGGACCCAACCGCACCAGCGGACGTCGTCGGCCCGGGATTCCCCGCACCGGAGGACGCCGACCCGGCACCCGCCGTCCCCGAGATCATGCCCGTCCCGGCCGCGCCAGCGGTCGCGCCAGCCGTCTGCCCGCCACCACCACCCGAACCGCCAGCCGAGATCACGAGCGCTGTCCATCCCCCCTGATACGGGGCGGCGACCTGCGACGCCCCACCCGCAGCGCCCGCGTTCCCGTTCGTGGAGTTCGTCGTCTGCGCTGCCCCGCCGGCACCGCCAGCCCCGACCGTGATCTGCAACAGGTCAGGGAGGTTCGCGTACGAGTAGTCAGCGCATGCGATCGCCGCACCGCCACCGCCAGCACCACCGGACCGGACGGTGCTGGCAGTGCCCTTGCGACCCGAACCGCCGCCACCACCACCACCCGCCACGAAGATCCGGACCCGCGTGTAAGGGCCCTGCGGCTTCTGCCACGTGTAGACCGAGGTCACGCCGGCCCTCGGGATGAACACCTCTTCACGAGCCCCAGTAGAGGCGACGAGGACGGTCGGGAACCCATACATCTGAGGGTCAGAGGTCCCCACCGAACGCGAACACGTTCATGACACCCGAGGTGAGCGCCACCGTGATGCTCGCACGGATCGACCACCCGCTGGGGAGCGTCAGGTCCGCGTACGCCTTCGACGTCCGGTACGCGTCCACCGTCGTGGACGCAGCCGCAGGGTTCCCCAGGTCGAAGCTGTCGAAGAAGAAGTACGTCGACCCGTCGTACAGGTAGATGTTGACGACGCTGTCGGCCGGGTCACCGGTCGCGATCACCGCAATGCTGGTGATCTTCGTCCCGCTAGATGCGGCGGTGACGACCGTCGCGATGGTGCCGGTGCCGTCCCGGTTCGTGTTCGCGGTGGAGACGGCGACAGCGCCGATCTTCGGGGTCGCCGCGAACGCAGGGGTGGACGCCACGTCAGCTGGCCCGGAAGTAGCCGGCGGTCGGGACGTCGATCGTGATGTCCGAGCCGTCCGGGGTGAGCACGAAGTCGTGTTGGGTGTGCGGCAGGATCGATGAGTCGGTGCCGCTGGTGGAGTCGGAGTCGTACCCGACGACCACGTCGTTCCAGCCGTCGCCAGCGGCGACCGCCGTGAACGTCTGGTCGGGGAAGAACACGTCGACGCGGTCGTTCGTGTCGTCGTAGGTGATCGTGATCCCGGATGCCTGGTCGAGTACCTTCCGGGCGTACCCCGAGTTCGTGACCTCGTTCGTCGCGCCGGCCACGACCGCCGCGAAGTCATCCTTGTCGATCAGGGTTGCATCTGACTCGACCCCGGACGTCGCGAGGACCATCACCACGAGGACGGAGTTCGTCGGGTCGTTCGAGTTGACCCGCTCGGCCCACTCGACACCACGGCCCTTGCCCCGGTTGTAAACAAAGTTAGACATATCGGTCAGCCCTCCCGGGTGAGGCCGTAGAAGTGGTCGACGCGGGTCGCGCCAGCCGCGTACACCTCATCGGTGACGGGCGAGTCGTCGTCACCGGGGTCGGCGTACTTGTCCGGCTGGTGGGTGACCCGGTACTTCACGACACCAGCGATGGTGTGGAACTCGATCGCGGCGTAGTGCCGGAACGTGTGCGTCTTGGCCCACACGTTGTCGGCGGGCCCGCCGGGGCGGTGCACGACGCGTTCCCCGACACCGACCGCCCATCCCTCCCGGATCGCCTCAGCGACCCACGACTCACCAGCGGACGTCACCGCCGGTGGGTCGCCCTCGAAGGTGACTCCCCGCAGTGGCCACGCCTCGAGGTCGGCGAGCGGCTCACCCGTCACCTCGTTGAATGCGGGCCGGGGCTGCGCGCGATCCGCGAGCTTCCGGATCCGCAGGATCTCCGTCATGTTCGGGACCTCTCCTCGATCGGTCATGTCTTGGTTGTCGTGGCGGTGGCTCGACGTTGCTGGCCATCAGGTGGCTGCTGTTGGGTGCTCTGACCTGCGCCTGTGTCGGCGCCGGCCTGGCGGGCGACGAGGTCGTTGAAGAACGCGTCGGCCATCCGCTCCGACTCCATCCGGTCCACGACCTCCGGTGGGAACCCCATGATCTCCGTCATCCGGGTCCGCCACGGCACGTCGAGCGCCTGCGCGTTCGCGGACGCCCGCTCCGACCACGACAACCGCTCCGGAGGAGCCCAGATCGTGTCGATCTCCGTGATCGCCGCGCGCTGCTCGTCCCCGACGAGACGGAACGCCAACGACAAGGTCTGTCGGAGCCCGATGTTCGCGCGGGTCATCCGGTCCTCGACCTTGTAGACCAGCCCCTCACGCGCCAGGGACGCGCCCTCCGCAGACCCCTGCACCGTCTCCGGGAGCAGCATGTGCATCGGCGTCTGGGTGACCGCCGCCAGATGCATGACGTCGTGCCGGACCCCGTCCAGGAGTGGACTCAGGTCCGTCGACGCCGACTCCCACAGTTCGACACCCTCAGGGATCTCCCACAGTGCGCCGGCGTCCGCAACGAACAGTTCCGAGTAGTCGATCGGCTCCCCGTCGCTGTCCGTCCTCGGCAGCTGCCCGATGATGGCCCGCTGCCGGAACGCCTGCATCACAGCGATCACGATCCGCTGCAGGACCATCGTGTTGATCCGGTCCAGGACGTCGAGGTGCTTCTCGAACTCCCCGCGCCCGTTCAGGTTCCGGAACCGGACCATCGGGACGACCGGGATCGGCAGCGGCCGGTGCTCGGTCCACTCCCAGTCCGACGCCCGGAACCCGCCCGCCAGGATCGGCCAGATCCGGTCGGCGTTCCGCTTCGCCGTCCACACCTCACCGGGCAGCAGGAGCGTCGCGACGTCCTCACGCATCGGCTCGTCCCGGTACAACTTGAACCCGGCCCGGACCTTCGCCGGCCGGGCCGGGTCATGGTCGGTGACGACCTGCCGAGGATCCTCCACGGAGATCAGTGGGCCGTCGTCGTCGAGACCGACCATCGTGTACCCGCGGGACATCGCGAGCATGTACGTCATGAGGTCCGCGAAGTGAACGTCCAGGTCGTTCTGGTCCCAGATCGCCCGGGCGGCGCGGTCCCCGTTGTCGTCGCCGCCGGCACCGGTACGGAACCCCACCGGACGCATCCGGGACCGCGGGGCCTCCACGATCAGTTCGGCCCAGTTCGTGCGGGCACGCTTCTGGAACCGCCTGTACGCCTCGCGGACGTTCGGGGTCGCCTCAGGCAGCGCCGCATCCCCGTCGTAATACCCCCACAGGGTATCCAGACGGTCGGAGCCCGTCACGAGCTTCTTCCCCAACTGCTCCAACCACCACCCCGGCGTCCCAGCCTCCGTGGCATCCACCCGCGACGGCAACGTCAACAACTCCGCCACGGGGCACCACCTCTCACCTGAGTCGTCTCGGGGCAGTCAGTACCTTCTTCTTCGCCCCCTTGCGAATCGCCTCGAGGCGCGCCTGCCACGCCAGCGTCGCCGCGACCGCACCGTCGATCTTCCGGTCCGGGTGAAGCTTCTGGAGGCGGAACAACTGCCGGCCGTCCGGCATCCACATCTGCAGCGGCGCCTTCCCCGCACCCGCCACATGCCGCTCCAGGTCGTCAGCGAGCGGCCCATCCCCCGGCCGCAACGACCCATCACCGAGGGCCTCCACGAACTCCCGGTTCGCGTGCCCCACCGCCGAGAACCGGTTCGTCCACCACTCCTCGACCTTGTCGGGCCACCGCACCGACCACGCCCCCACCGTGTCCGTCCAGTACGGCGGGTCCGCATACACCATCCACACCTGGTAGGTCCGGAAGATGTCGGCGAGGCGGTCCGTGACCTCCTGCTCGGGGACCTCCCACTCCGCCTCGTCCGGCAGATCCAGCGGCCGCTCCCACAACCCCGCCAAGTCCAGGACGCCCGTCACGACGTCGCAGACCACCAGCGCGGTGGAGTCCCGGAACCGAGCACCGTCGAACCCGACGACCACCAGCTCCCCAGGAACCAACCGGAGCTCCTGCTCGGCCGTCGCCGCCCGCGCCGCCTTCCACGCCGCCGGACTGAACGCCTGCTGCTCCGACTTCACCCACCGGTTCAGCCAGACCCGCTCCAGGTACCCCCGGTCCGCGCCCGGCCGCTCCCACGACCGCGCGATCTCCTCGAACTGCCCCGGCGCGTACTCCCCCACCCCGCCACGAGCATCCGCAACCGCCTGCGTCCGCACCGCCAACGACGCCAACCGGCCACGATCATCGGCCATCCGGATGTCGTCCGCAGCCTGCCGGTGGTGGTAGTAGATATCCGGATCCACATACTCGCCCTCGGCGATCTTCAACGCCTCGAGGTGCGTCTTCTCCCCGATGCTGCCCTGCCCCAGTTCGCCGGCGGTCGTGACCTCCATGTGCCACGGATCGTCCAACGGACGCTTCGTCAGGTTCCCCAGCATCGTCTGATGGGCCTTGAGGTAGTTCGGCAAGTACAGCCGGTGCGTCTCATCGAAACACTGGTGCGTGGTCCGGGCGCCGTCCCGAGCGTTCGGTGCCGCCGCAACCGCCGTCGCCTTCCCATCCGGCCGGCCCCGCCCATCCACCCGGATGATCCGATCCAACCCGACGTCGAACACATCGGCGTCCTCACCCTCAGCGCACACCACGTACAGCACGCCGTACGCCAGTTCCTCCGTCGCCTCCTCCGTCACCCCCACCATCGGGATGTACGGGTCACGCACCGGACGCCCCACCGGCTGCCCGT